TTCTTGAAGTAAACCATAAATCATACTCAACCCCACTATAAGATTCGCTTTCTCTATGACAAGATTTACATAATAAATGTAAATTATTTAAATCATCTGTACCACCTTCACAAACTGCTAATATATGAGCTCTATCTACAATAATATTTTTTTTATTAAAAAAAGGTGTTACACCACATTTAAAACAAGTATTGTTGTTTGTAATATTATTCAGCTTATTTTCCCAATGCTTAAAAATTTTTTCTCTTGATGGCATTTTTCTTTTTCTTCCCATATCTTATTTGTTTTATAAATAGTCATCACATTGAACAATTGTATAATTATCTGATGTGTACCATTGTTTTACTTTTGCTTCTTCTAATGTATAACAACCATCAATATCTCTTTGGTTGATTAATCTATCTGTAAAGCTATTTGAGTTCTGATAAGTTCTTTCATAACTATTTTCTCTACAATTACAAATTTCTTCTTCTGGATTACTACAACTTAAAAAAGTTATTAGTAACAATAATATTATTTTATTCTTCATCTTTATATTTATCTTTTAGTGTTATAAAGTGATAATCTGTTTTACTTAGTTTCAATTCTATTAAGTCTTGCATAACGTGCTCCCTTTTTATACAAGGAGGTAATTTATCAACCAGTTGTTGAAGTTTTTGTATTAGTTTCTTTTTGTACATATCTTATTATTTAAAAATTAACCAGCCTACAAATACACCTACTAAAAAGCATACTATTGCCACTTTAAATAGTGTTATTCCAATTCCCATATATTCTTCATCTGTTATCATATCTATATTAATTTATTGTTTAGTTCTTCAATCCATTGTCTTAATCTTCTTTTATTACAAGTGCAAGGCTCACTATATTTATGGTTAAAATACTTTGAATGCAGCTTACACATTATCTTAAAATCTTCATTTGACATTACTGATGTCATTCTTTGTTTAACACCATTCCAGATAATTTTATCTTCTACCATTTTAAAACATTGTTAATTGTTGTTGATGTTGTTTAAGTCTTTTCATTGCTGCATTATAATATTCAGTATCTAATTCACAAGCAGTCAAGTCATATTTTAAATTATGACAAGCTAAAGCAATACTGCCAGAGCCTAAATGTGTATCAAGTATTTTATCTCCTTCTTTTGCATAATTCATTAAAAGCCATTCGTAAAGTTTTACTGGTTTTTGTGTTGGATGTATTCTTTGTTCTTTATTTTTCATATCGTGTTGTATCATACCATTCCAAACAATCTCACAAATATTTACACTTTTTGTCATTGATAAATAACACATTTCAGCTCTGCCGAAAGCAGTTCCTTTTTTATCCCAAACTAAACGACCTCCAGATAAATCATAATTATTGTAGAAATTTACACCCCAAATTATTTGATTTTTACTAACTCTTTTAAGTTCGTCAAAATATTCTGTTGTTGGCGGTACATTTTCAAAAACATTGTAATCAGTTCTTTTTGTTGCTTGTTTTCCTTCCTTATTATTATCTTTTAAACCTATTGCATCGTTGCCACCATAAGGAGGGTCCACAATAGCCAAATCAAAATAATTATCTTCATACCTTGACATAAGCTCCATATTATCTTCGTTTGTTATTACCATAGCTCAATATCATTTAATTGTTCTTGTCTTTCTTTACACTTACAATCTGGATATAGTTTCTTCCATAACCATTTGATACCAGTATAGTATGTAATTCTTTCAATTAAGTCTCCTAGTTTCATTGTTTATTTATTTTATTACTTTTATTATGTTCTTTGCAACTGCTTCAACTACATCAACAGTTACTGCATTACCACACATCTTGTACCTTTGTGTGTCGCTTATTTTTCCACTTTCTCCGTACTCAGTCCAATTATCTGGAAAGCCTTGTAATCTTTCACATTCAATTGGTGTTAATCTTCTTATCAATCCTTTTTCATATAATCTTAAACTATTATGATGTGGCTCTGTTAATGTAGGACAATCTCCATCCTTTATTTTTCTAAAGCCTTTGCCGTCATTGTGAGTTCTTAAAGTTCCTATTTCAATTAAAGGTGTATCGTTAGCGAATTTGTGATAATTTGTACAAATAGTATGAATTAAACTTTTGTTATCTTGTTTCTTGGATGGTTTAATATTCTGTCTTGTTGTTTCTCCGATAGGAAATACTTGTCCTCTACTTCCGTTTCCAAGATATCCGACAAGGTAGATTCTCTCTCTGTTTTGAGGTAAAAACCACTTTGTATTAAGCAATTGCCATTCAAGTCTATAACCCCCAATGTTGGTAAAGGCTTGGATAATTGCCCAAAAGTCCTCGCTATTGTTTGAGGAGAAAGTTCCTTTAACATTTTCCCAGATAAAAAAACGTGGTCTACACTCATCGATGAGTCGAATTGCTTCGGTAATAAGGGAGCTTCTATCTCCTCCCATCCCTTTACGTTTTCCAGCGAGACTAAAGTCTTGGCAAGGGCTTCCGAAAGTGATTGCATCGATTTTTGGTAATTGTTCTGCTCGAACATCTGTAACTGAGCCGACATAAGTTGAGTTTTTAAAGTTGTTTTTATAAACGTCTATTGCGTATTTGTCAATCTCTGAAAAGTATGAGTTTACTTCAAACCCAGCTTTTTCAAATCCTAAGTGAAATCCTCCAATTCCACTAAACAAATCCAGATGATTAATTTTCATTTTATTCTTTTAGTTTTTCTTTTAATTTATCTTTTACCTTTCTGTATGTATTATACAATGAATGGTATGTAATATTTGTTTTCTTTGATAGTTCTGTAATACTGTATTCATCTTGTATTAGATTGTAAACCTTTCTATCGTACCAGTGTAATTTACTAAGCTCTTGTTCAACAGAATCATTTGCATCATTAAAATCAATATACTCTCCAGATTCTAAATCAAGCACCAAGTCTAACGATATCTTGTTTTGTTTCTTCTGCTTATTCTTCATCTGTAAAAAAGTAGAACGTAAAGTTAAGTAAATGTAGTAATAGTTTACTTCATCTCCGTAGGCTATGTTTAAACCCTTTTTAAGCATCCTACCAATAACAAGGTACATATGAGAAACAATGTCCTCAGCTTCTTCTCTGTTGCATCCAAACTTTAATGTGGTGTTTATCCACTTATTATGAGATTCAAATATCTTCTCTAACATAGTATTGTGTTTGCAACAAAGTAATAAAAATAATTGTAATTTTATTATATGTTAATGTAATTTTATTAACACTTTTAAAAAGGGTATAGCTAACCTCAGTACATAGAAATATATTTTTATTTGATTATCTCTCAATGTTTAGGTATGAATACATACTTAAGATTTAATAGGTACTAAATAAACATATAGTTATATAATAAAAAAAATATGACATTTTACAAAATTTAGACAATTATTTTTACAACTAAGCACAAAGCACATTAAAACGTGCCTTGTACAACTGTTAGCCACTATAAATATCTCCATTTGTTTTTTAAAAAGTAATCAACACTTTCTTCTATGCTATCCCTTTTGATGTCATAATCTAGCATAATATTAAAAGCTATTAACAGTTCACGTTGTTGGCTAACATCAGGTATAGTTAATTCATTTATTCTGTCTTGTAATCGTCTTAATGCGTCTATAACATCTTGCGTGTACATTTTAGGGTATTGCTTTTTTAACGCCTCTATGTCATTAATTCCTTCTTTTAAAATATCTAATACTTGTTCTTTCATTGTTTTTTTGTTTTTTAATCCATAAATAAACTAACCATACCTACATACGTTGTAGGCAATATTTTTGTTAAAGGTTTTCTATCCAATTACAACCAGAGCATTGCTGTTTACACCTCTTATTATAACCAACTTCTTCGTGTTCACAAAAATACTGTTCGCTTTGCCCTACAACATCGGTTAAAGTTAATTTTTGCTTATGGTAATATTTAGCAAATTCTATCATCATATCCTCATTATACATTGATGCTTTGACATCGCTTTCGTCTTCTCCATAAGTCGCTGCCCATTTAAGAAGTATTTTTTTACTTTTTTTCATATCTATTAAATTATTTTATTATTAAACCAAAACTAACCTTAACCATTTCCGTTGTGCATAATAGCTACACCCCCGTATATTCAAAAACGTGTCCTACAAACTCGCCTTTTTGATATTGGTAAGTTCCAATGTATTTTCTATCTACACCCATATCCCACTTTATTTCGTGTCCTGTTCCAAATAACTCAAAAAGCCTTTCTTCTTTCTCGTTTTCAGTATTTACCATAATCCAAACACAAGGCTTGTTTGTTTTATCATCTCTTTGCACCGTAAGTATTTCAGCATCTTTAGGTACTTGCAATCTTGTTATTTTTTCAAACTCTAATTCGTATTTCCAAATTGTATTCATATCTATTCAATTTTTAGTTAATTAATCCGCTACTATGCACAACAACACATAAAACACATTTAACGATTTTTTATCTGAATCACGTTAGCAACAATTAAAGGCTATCAAAGTAATTGTCTATTAACTCGTTTAAATCATCTTCATCTCTAATTTTATCATTTAGCCATTTAGTATAAGCCTTTAACATTTCACGTTGTTGGCTAACATCAGTTAAAGTTAATTTTTTAACTAATGGTAGTAATTCTAAATATGAATCTAATTTACCTTGTGCATACAAAGGCAAATATTCTCTATTTGATATTCTTTGTAACTTTTCTATTTCTTTATTTAATTCTTCTAAACTCATATTATTATATTTATCCGTTAAAAATTTAACCTTAACCAGTTACGTTAGGCAAACCTACAAAACTAAAATAACATACGCAAGTAAAGAATAAAAAAATACGTCTACCCCTTTAAAATTAGAACATAGTTATCCTGTATTTGTGTAACTATAATGTTTTCTTTACATACTTAAATCTTAATACTTAAAGATAATATCTTTATCTTCGCCTTTTGGGAGGCTACGATAAGATATAGTTAAAAGGAGAAGTATTTCATTTTATGAAGACGAAGTTATATTAAAAAAATTAGAAAGTCAATACCCATCTGTTAACAACAATTAACAACTATGTCATTTATTTATAATATATTTGATATAGATAAAGCGTAACTTATGGATAATGAGAGAGATACAGAAGGTTTAACACATTTAAGATGGTCTATGTTTGATTCTCCAGATTCTGAAGGTTCTGGTTATTTATTTATGGAA